GAACTCGGTCATCACGTCGCGTACGCCATGTCTTTTGTGGAGCGCCCGTCTGCTGGCCAGCGAGGTACATCCCGCCATTGAACGCTGCTTGGGACTCAATTTCAGCAATTCGACGACGACGCTTGGAGAGTAAATCCACGAAAATTGCTGCCAAAGCGGCAATCAAGAGTTTGTGTCCCTCTTCTGGATCTTCGTTACCAAGGGTCTTTGCGGCAAGGATTGCAGCAGCAATTTCTTCCATCGTGGTCTTATTGACCTGCTGGATGCGCTGGGTCTGCTGATTTACAATATCCTTATACTCATCTTCAGTTGGGTCAACTGGGATATCCGCTTTTGCTCCAACCATTCCGGCTGCATCGGAAACAATTCCAGAAATGACCGGACGGACATCTTCTGAAATCTGCTTATTCCAAGTATCAATGTCAAACAGATTCTCAGCCTCAAGTTTGCCTTCAGCGAGGGCCTTACGTGCTTTTGATCCACGAGCCTTCTCAAGAATTACCCGCTGTTGACGCTCAACAAACCGCTCAAGCGTCCTGTCCATAATGGCTTCCCAGCGAGTGGTTGAGTCTGCTGCTTTGGTATCCCACTCGTCATTATCAGACCAACGCTTGACGAGGATTTCTGAGAGGGACTCCGAAAGGGTCTGCATGTTCTCGGCCATTCCTGGCTCAGTAATTGGCGGCGCTTCTGGCGCTGGAGGAGCGGCCTCAACTGGTGGTGCTTCTGCTGGGGGAACGCCCTGCATCGGCATGCCATCAGGACCCAGCGGAGGTGCGCCAGCCCCCGGCATTCCGGGTACCCCGCCCATACCAGCCTGCTGCTGGGTTGGGTCAACGTAAGGCATATCCCGAGAGGTATTGCCAATGGGGGCCAAGTTGGGGTTAGCAAGCATTGAATCGGCAAGGTCAGACACGACCGGATCGCGCCCAGTTCCATCCCGATATTCGTTAGCGGTAATCAGTCCGTTGCCAAATTCGGTTAAGAGGTATTGCTCACGCTCTTGCTTGGCAAGAATAAGGATTGGGACATTTGAAGTGTCAAACTCAAACCAGTGCTTCTCATCAAGCGGATCAAAACCCCGAGCCAGCATTTCAAGGTGTGTCCCCATGGTTTCCATCCAGAAAACCCGAAGTTCTTCCGCAGCATTTGAGAATGTCCGACCAGAGGCATTGCCAATTACTGATTCAGGGACGCCGAAGGCAGCAAGGATTTCTTCCTTGGTGAGGCGACGCATTTCAACGTAGGCCGCATCACGAGGATTTGATCCGGTATCAATGTAATCGGCACCCTCTTCAGAGGCGATGATGGAAACGGCACCGGCTCGACCGATGTTCCCTCGGAAGCGACTGCGAAGTTCTTCTTTGTCTTCCTCGTCCATGTCGCCGCGCACGACGATCAAGCCACCCGGCCTGCCGTCGTTGATGAGGAAGTTTCGGTTATAGAACTTGGAAAGATTTTCAATTTCAATTGCAACCCCAGCGGCCTCCATTGGAGTCATTGAAAGGTATGGGTCCAATGGATGTGGGTGTCGGAACCAAAGAACGTCATCAGGTCGCAAGATTGATTTATTCGGCTGGCCGGGGATGTCAACTTCAAAGCCAGCAACGAACTTCTTGGGGTCTGGAATCGGCGATGTGTGTTGGGGCGGAAGCAAATGCAGGGCTATTGGCCCGCCGTCACGACCCCTGACAATTTCAACAAAAGCCCCACGAGTTGACATAAGGAGCTGGGCCGAAAGCCGGTAGCGGAAGATAAAACTGTTTTCACCAGGATTGGACACCGAATTGAATAACTTCAGAATTTCGTGAGTTTCAACAATCGGGCCAGCGGGGGAGTTGTTTTTGCGAAGTCGAACAGGGAGGCGGGCTTGATTTCCGGCCAAAGCGTCAATGCAGCGAAAAAGCCAAGTGACCTTTTTAAGCCCGTCCGTATAGGCGCGATCAATATCCCACCCGTCGTGGTAGCCACGCCCTGGCTGTAGTGCCGCATTGGTTGTAACTGGAGCGCCGTAAGAAATACCCTTACCGCTGGTCACATTAATTTGCTTATTGCTCGGTGTGTTCCAAGCCATTATTCAGCCCCAAGGATGTAGCCAACGATTCCACAGGTTACGCCAAAGCAGATTAATCCAGCCGGTGGAAAGATCATGGCGACTCCAATGCTTGGTGTAATAATAAAACCAAACATAAGCAAATAAGCAGCAATTGGCCTCCACTGCATCTTGCTCAGTCTTGCGAACGTGGACACGAAGAAGCGTTTGATGGGAGTCAAATTCATTTTCCTATGGTTGATTAGGCTAATCTTGATACTAATCCTAGCGCATCAAGGTGAGCAAAGTGACAGATCAAGACTGGGGAGAAATCCTCAAGTACCTAAAACCGAAGGAACCGTTGTTCTGTCCAGAGCAGCCTTCGGTCCAGCAGCAGGTGTTCCTCAGAACTAATGCAATTGAGGCACTTTTCGGTGGTGCTGCTGGCGGTGGAAAATCAAGTGCTTTGCTTATGGCCGCTCTCCAGTATGTGGATATTCCAAGTTACTCCGCTCTTCTTTTCAGAAAGAGCCTTACCGACTTGACCCTTCCTGGCGCCCTCATGGACCGTTTCCGTGAATGGGTAGCCCCACATGAAGATGTCCGCTGGAACGCTAATACTTATACAGCGGTGTTTCCCTCTGGGGCGCGTATTTCATTCGGTTACCTCAATAACAAAGAGGACTACCTGCGCTACAAGGGCGTTGAAGCCCAGTTCATTGGCATGGACGAAGTAACAGAAATTCGTGAATCTGATTACCGGTATTTGTTCTCCCGACTCCGGCGTCCGTCGTCTGGGCCGCTGAGTCGAGTTCCGCTGAGAATGCGATGCGCTTCAAACCCTGCACCAAATTGGGTTCGTCAGCGTTTCATTGTAGAAGGACGAGAAAAGAACCGGATCTTTGTTCCTTCAAAGTTGACGGATAACCCCGGCGTTGACGCAGCCTCCTATCGGAAAGCCCTTCAGGAACTAGACCCCATTGAGCGGCGTCGCCTTGAGGAGGGTGATTGGTTCGTCACCTCGTTGGGGACCATGTTTAACCGAGAAGACTTTGTGATCATTGATCCAATGGAAGTCCCTGAAATGGTGAACAAAAGTTCCCGAGTAGTTAGATTTTGGGACTTGGCGGCAACCGAACCTTCTGGCTCCAATCCGGACCCAGACTGGACCGTTGGAACCTTGGTGATGTTCACGGAAGGCATTGCCTATGTCCTTGATGTCCGCAAGGGGAGAGTCAGGTCCGACAAGGTTGAGGCTCTGATTAGGCAGACTGCTGACGAGGACGGACCACTTGTATCAATCCGTATGGAGCAAGAACCAGGTTCGTCAGGTAAAGCCTTGATTGACCAGTATGCGCGATACGTGTTGCCAGGTTTTGATGTTCAGGGTATTAGGGCTACCGGAGACAAAGAGAGTCGCGCTCGCCCATTTGCATCTGCTGTGGCGAATGGTAATGTTCGAGTCGTTCGGGCGTCATGGTTGTCAGATTGGCTTGACGAGTTTTCAACTTTTCCCGAATCACTTGCCCACGACGATCAAGTTGACTCTGCGGTGGGTGCCTTTACATTTCTCGCTGGCCTTGGACTTCCACAGCGAAAAATGGCTAGCATCATCCTGTAAGCAGTATTTAACCTACAAACAACTAAAGGTTGATAATGACCGAAGAGTTTGACATTCAGTATTTGCTTGGAGTTATTTACGACCACGTAAATGCTTACGCTGGATCTGACGACCCCGATGACTTGGCTGAACTTCTGATTGTTCTGTCGGAAGCCAAAAGTGAAATTTCAGAAATGTTTGAAATGACAAAAATGCGTTTGGCTGACTTGATGGGCAATGAGGATTTGTACAACTTTGAAGGGGTCACCTTTGAAAAGAAGTACAGCACTCCTCGCAAGACGTGGGATCACAAGGCGCTTACCAACGTTGTTTCCACTCGCATCATTGACATGTCAGTTGACATGGATACTGGAGAGGTAATTAGAACACCTCAGGAAATGCTTGCCGAGCTGGTGAAGTACACGGGAATTTCTTATTGGAAAGTCAAGGAGCTTGAGAAAATTGGAATCAACGCCAACAACTACTGCGAAACCGGCGACGCGAAAGCGAACATCATCATCCGCAAGTAGTAAAACAAAAAAGGAGAATCCGGTCGTGAGTACCGAAGAAATTACGCAAGTTGCAGCAACCGATTACGACAAGATCATGGCGGAACTTGCCGAACCGTTCCCCGCTGAACTGTTGAGAGAAAACACTGCAAAGCGATTGACCTATGTCCCTATTGCAGAAGTGATTGCCCGACTCAATCGAGTTCTTGGCGTTCAGAATTGGTCAACTGAAATTGTTCGCACGTGGCGTGAGCCTGATCATCCGGACTGGGTGATTTCTCAGGTTCGTCTGAGCATTCGAATCGGAACGCAGTCAATCGTTCGTGAGGGCATTGGCGGTCAGCAGGTCAAGTTCCGCAAGAGCGGTGATGTCGTTGACCTTGGTGACGAATTCAAGGGTGCCTACTCCGACGCCTTAAAGAAGGCAGCACAGTCGCTTGGCGTTGGCCTTGAACTTGCACGAACCGATGAGGCTCTTGCTTACGCCGAGGGCGCTTATGAAACTCCAGCAGAACCTTCACCGGAAGCAAAACTTTACGCAACGCTCAAGGGTCACATTGATTCCATGCCAGCGGAAGCAAAAACCAAACTCAAGACTTGGTGGAGTTCCGCTTATCCAGATCAAGGCGCTCCCTCAACCACTTCTTCTCTTGAGTCGCTGAATGCTGCGATTGTTGAGGCCGTCAAGATCAGCACTCCTGGCATGGAGTCAGTGGATCCCGAAACGGGTGAAGTCGTCAATGGCTGAACCCCTGATGGTTCAGGGTGAGGTATGTGAATCACCAGCGCACCTGTCACCCTCGTCAATCGGCACTTGGCAGCAATGTCCACTGCGATTTAGATAC